AACCGAATAATTGTGTCGTTGTGATCTTTTTGTGCGCCGTAGCGTCGGCATCATAAATGGCAAACTCATCCGCTGCTACCGGGGAAGCGCCCAGCGCAGATTGTCCGTTGATGCTAACAGTGATCGTGCCAGTGGATGTAATTGCCCCGCCTGTTGCCATTCCCGCTGTAGCTATATTCGTAACTGTGCCGCCAGAGCCTGGAACAATGTTAGTCCAGAGAATATCTGTGGTGTTTAGTGTGCCGCCTTTGTTGCTTGTGCAAAGAAACATCTTGTCGGCGTTTGCGCTGCCTTCCTCGACGGCAACCAGGGTGCCTGGGTGTTCGTCGTAGGTATCGAACAAGTCATCACGCGCAGGGCTAGACGCAACAACATAAATTCCATTTTGCTCTCTATCTGACGCGCCCTGATCTTTTACGAGAACCAGATCGCCATCGGCCAGAGTTACACCATCAAGCGTGTCGCCGTTGTTAAGGGCAGACGAAATGGTAATGGCACCTGTCGTTGCTGCGCGTACCGTTGCACGTTTTGACAGACCAGCCGCAACGCCATCGACATATTGTTTTGTGGCGATATGCATAGCAGACGAGGGATCTCCCGCCATCGTTGACGTTGCTACGATGTTGGAATAAGTGCCGCCCGTTATCGTCTTTCCAGTAAAAGTTATGGCGTCAGGTATGCTGATAGTTGGATTACCCGACACACCGTCACCATTTGTCAGCGTGATCTGATTGCTGGTTCCAGTAATGGTGCGCGGTTCTGCCGCACCTGATCCAGCGTGGGCGATTATGCCGTTGCCTTCTGTGGCAAGCAGTGCGGTGAAAACTTGTGCCGCCGTCTTCATGTCATAGTTCGTCGCGCCGGCATTGACTTGAATAAAATTGCTTGCCGTCAATGAAGCTGGAAACGCAACCTCTGAACCATTGGCAAGTGCGTTGGCACTGCTGTTCCATTGAAGCACCTTATTGGCGCTGGGTTCCGGCACGAGGTTGGAAGCGCCGCCCGTATATGTGTCTGGGTACTTAAATCTAATATCAAGATCGCGCTGTTGATCTTGCGCCAGCATAGTCAAACGATCAAGAGCGTTTTCATGTGTCTCTGCGGGAAACGCATCATTCTCTACATAATCAGTTAATTGGGTTTGCGTAGTATTTCTACGAATATGCCATTGCACGGTGTCGGCTGGTGCGCTTCCAGCGATAACCACCCCCGTAGACCCACTACCCCCGGTAACGGTAAAATGGGTAGAGTATGATTTAGTAGTTTCAACACCGGTAGCAATAACACGCTCAATAACTTGCAACTCAGAAGTTGCGCCAGTACCTTGAAATGGAAAAGTTACAGGAAAGTTAACTGTCGATCCATCTCCGGTGTAGCTAACGGTAGAAGTAGTAGTATTAACGGTCATTACAGTTACTCCTGCTCGAAATTATAATACAGTGCATATTACGTGTCAAGTTATTCTTCAGCTGCCAATTGATTCTGATATTTTTGCATTTGCGAAATCATTTTATTACCAGCCGCCGCCGCAGAATTAATCATATGATAATATGCGTCAATATTTTCACGTTTCCAACGCGCTAATTGCTGATCAGACATGCCTTTCATTTTAGAAAGAAGATTGATTTTTCTAATCATTTTAGAATAACCGCTTATCATATTTTTGTATGAATCAACTTTTAGCATTAATCCAGCTGCTTGTTGCTCTCTAAATACCTTTTGGGCTTCAGCAAACCTACCATCTTTCATTAACGCTTTGAAGCTGTCAGTAAATCTACTAATCTTTTCGTAGTTGTCATAAAAATCCTCTACGTTTTTAGTAGACGTAGTAGGGTAACGAGCAACAAAGGCTTTTACTAGAGGTATATCAGCTAACGTTTTTTCTGGAGGAACTATAGAATCATCCACCAATCCAACTTCTTCAAGAGCGGTGTCCATAGCGTTTAAAGCATACCCTCCTAGTCCTCCCGTCCATCCTCTAATAGCATGTTCTATAACAGCCGGAGAAGCTAATTTGCTCATACGAAAGCCGGGTAACTTCTGTACAACCGACCCTATAGCCTTTGCAACTTCTGAAGTATATATACCGTGTTGATACTCAGGTAACATATCTTCTCTAGCACGAGGTATAACCGGCCTATCAAAAAATATACTCTTATTAGAATATATCTCTATAGGCACAGTTAAAAACGTTGGTAGAAGATTTGGCATTAAAGATTTGCCCATAGTATTTGCAAAAGTTTGTAAAGCTTTAGGGTCAATATCTTTCATATAATCAATAAAGCGCTCGGTGCCGGTGCCAAAAATTAAGCCTAATTCAAAAGGTTTCGGTACTCTATAAATTGTAAAATCTTTTCCCTCTCCTACAGAAAAATGCCAAAATAGATCCCGCTGCCAAGAAGGTAGTTCTCTATACCAATATCTGCCTTGAGGGTCTTTTTCCTTCGTATTAATTATATGCAATATAGCAGAAGGTATAGCAATTCCACCTATTACTTTAGTGGTCATTGCTATTGGGTTATCCTTAAACGATCTAGCTGTCTTATCCATACCTTGTACCCAGGCATTTAAAAATACAGCCATTGAATTAATTGCTCTACCTTTAGCACCAAAACGTTGAAAATCTAAAGTAATATCCCTAGACTCAAAACCCGCTTCAGTCATAGCTTCTATTCTAGATTTGCCTTTTTTCTGAGCTTTTCTCATACGACGCTCAAATACAGCAACACGGGTTCCTTGCTCAGCTAAAGACCCTATAGCCCGTAGCATCTCAATTGGATTATATAATACGTTTCTCATAGGGATAGTTGTTAGTAACTGTTTCATGCCCTTTTGCAGATACACTCTATCTACAGCTTGCATGTGAGCAAACATACCTCCTGATGCTGCCCAATCCTTGTACGCATTGGTTTTACCAAGAATTAATGCCATACCACGAAATGTATCAATTACAGGAATAAAACCATCTTTAGAAAACAATGTAGCAGACACTGTGTCTCTAGTAACGTTTCTAGCTATAAAATCTGGTGACAGTATAGCGCCGGTACGCAATGTAGTGGCAGGTAATGATAAAAACCTAATAACCCCTGGAAGCGCTTCACGATCCATAGCTGCAATAGCTTCAGCAAGCTCTACATTTACTTCGTATACTTTCGCTTTACCATCTTGAATATGTGTAACGGTATTTTCTTTTACAAATAGCTTTTTACGAAAAATGGTAAAACTTGCATCATCTGGTATTTTAGAAGCTTCTTTACCGATATAGGGGTCTAACATTTTTTGCAGCTCAGCACTTTCAAGTTTTACTTGAATCGTACCGGCCTTGGCGGGTTTAAGTATCTCTAGTTTAGGATTTTGTTCGTGCAACTTAACTAAAGCATCCATAGTTCTATTACGTTCTGCAATAGTGATCATTGCAAATGTGTTACGCATAATAGATTCTAAAGGATCAATTATGTCTTTAGTTGAGCCACGAATTCTTTTAATAATATTTAGTGACCTTAGCCCCATGCCGCCACTTTTATCTGGTGCTAATACCCTATTAAACGGTACATAATCACGGTTAGCCTCTTGAATAACTTCAAACGCTTCTTTGCTTAAAGCTCCAGAATCTCGTAAATATTCTAGTACTTTTGTTTGATATTCTCGTAAATCTTTAAAAGCTTCTTTAAAACGCGACCCAGAGTTTACTACGTTAGTCATCTCTTGTTTATTAAGGCCGGTTTCTACACCTCGTTTATCTAACTCTAGACCCCTTCTAGCAACAAGGTACTCACGAAAAGCGTCTAATTCACCCGCTCTTTCTATAGGTTTTACAATGTCTCTGAAAGGTTTAGACACTCTATTTTTATTAGCAAAATCTAAAGCACCATATTCTAAAAATGAATCAGCTAACCCTCCAACTCCTCTATATAGCCTAGCAAGAGTGTATGGGTTTTGATCAGCTGATAAAGGCTTACCCTCCATTAAATCCTTTACGACAACGTTTAAAGGGTGTAAGTCATCCACTACATCTCTATATAACTGATTAAACCCATAAGACTTTTTTTGCTCTTTACCACCTACTGATATCTTTTGAGAGATTTTTTGATTATATTCTGGTCTTTGTATCGTAGCATCTACGACGCTATCAATACCAATAAAATCTTCGTTTTCATTGATAGCCCTTCTAACTTCAACTATCTTTTCAGAAGGGTGTATAATTACTTCGTTTTTACTTTTTGTTGAATCAACAGGGGTAGACCTTGAGGGTAAAGCTACTTTTGTACCTACCGGCAAAGTAATTCTTTGCAATTCACCAAAAAGTGGTACTTGATCAAGTGCTACATCTGGAGACAAGCTAGTGGATAAGGTTTTAGAACCTTCTCCAGCGGTAGAGCCTCTATACACAACGAGTGGTTCTTCTAATGCTACAAATTGGTCTTCATATTTTGTTAGTTTGCCTTGATTATTTTCTACATACTTACTTATCACATTTGCGGTAGCTTGCGGCATTTCTTCTTTTCTGTGATCCCTTAATATTCGTTTATATATAGCGTCTAACGACTCTGCAGGAGTCATACGACCAGACATTACTGAATCTACCGTTAATTCGCCAAACGCTTCTTCCGGAGTGTTTTCTACTTTTCGCTGTTGCTCGCTTTGCCATTCTCTAGTGCGAGGACTTCCTGGGTCCCAAGTAGTATCTTTAGCAGTAGCCGTCATGTCCGGTGTTTGAGCAGCACGGGGTACGTCATGTGTATCAGAAGCTATATCTTCTCTAAACGTTGGGTCTTCATTTGCACGTTGCACTATTTCGTTAGGTGTTAGTCCTGTTTCTTCATATACTTTTTGAACCTTCTTTTTAGCTGCCTGATATACTCCAGAAGTAGATTTTGATATCGGGGCTATAGCGGATTTTAAGCCAAAAATGGCTACGTTTGCGGCGACAAAATCATGAGCAGTAGGCACACGACCCTCTAAAGCAGCGCCTACAGCGGTAAAAGTGGCTACTTCTGCTTCGGTAACTGCAACAGAAGCAAGCACTTTATTAGATATCTTTTTACCTATAATAGGCTTAGCAATTTGACCAACGCCACCCGTAGCAGCTCCAGTTACGTAGGACTTAAGTCCATCTACCGATACTTTTGTAAGCAAATCCCAAAATCGCTCTGGAGAATCTACATCTCCGTTTTCATAGGCGTCTAGCAAAGCAGTTCTTAAAATAGTAGGAAAAGCAAAAGCTCCCGCAAAACCGCCTACCGGACCGCCGCTAGCGCTTCCACCTAAAAAACCTGCAACACCAGCAGGAATATCACTAGTAATAGTACCCAACATTTCTGCACCAGCTTGTAGAGGCCCTATAGATAAAACGTCAGGGTCTTTAGTCATCGCTGCTACTTTTTTGGCTTTTTTAGAAGGCTCGCTTATAGCAAGATTTGTTGTGCCATACTCTAATCCAGCACTAAAGAAATCGTCTAAAGTGAATACCTCTTTAGTAAAAAGCTCTCCCTCCTTACCAAATACCTCTTTAGCTTTATTCACAAACCAATCTTGTATAGGGCCAGATTCAAAAGTAGATATGCCTAGTCGTTCATTAAATTCAGAATCTCCCATACCAGCTTGATTAGCAGCACGTCGAGCAGCGATAATACCTTTTTTTATTTTATCTTCTGATATGTTTTGCGATCTTAAAGTGTCAAGTATGCTAGGCATTGATTATTGCTCACCACGAAGAAGATTTAGTATTGCATCAGTGATGGATTGAGTTTCGGGGTCTACATTAGGCGCTGGGTCTACACTAGGCGCTGGGTCTACACTAGGTTCTTGTCCGAGATTTTCCATATTTGTGTCCTCTAAAATTTGTAGAGGCGTTCGTCGAATACGTTGTAAAATAGCATGAACTTTCTTATAATCATCATGATTAGGATTAAACAAATTATAAACAGGCTCTCCAGCCTCTTCTTGTTGATCAACTAATGCATCAAGTTCTATCATAGCCTTATTATATAAAGCATCACCTTTTGGATCTTTTATGCCCATTAAAGGATTTGATCTAGTAAGGGCATTTTTAAACAGAGTCTCAGTGCGCTTTCTAGCTTGATCAGTAGGCTTAGACACTTTCTTAAGCAACAAATTCATTTGTTGGTCATTAATAAATCTGTCGCTACGATACTGCAGTACTACATCTTCAAACCAATATTGATCTTCTGGGTCTAAAGAGTCAGCAGAATCCATTAAATCCGCAAAAACTGAAGCTCTGTCTTCTGCAGCTGGGGCGGGATCACCGGCAGCATCCTTTCTAATTATATCCCGAATCCACTCTTTACCAGTAGCATCTAGTGTAGAGTTTTTTATTATCTCATTGGTTAAAGTTCCATTTTCATGGAGCTTCATAAGCCTGTTTTTTTCTTTTCTTTGAGCTTGCGCGCGTTCTTTTTCTGCCATATTAAATTTTACACGGCGGTCAGCTTCATGAGACTTAATCGTTGTTTCTGCGTATTTAATAAGCTTTTGTTTATTTGCTTTGTCTAAATAAAATTGAGTTGGATTTTTAGGATCGTTAAGCATCTTTAGCGCATCTTTAGCGCCAGTTTCGCTCATATCAATTAAGCCCTGTATAGCATCGAATCCTAGTTCGTACGTATACTTTTGACTTAATTCAACTTTCTCATTATCAGGTATCTTAAGCGCTATTATTTGTCGATTGGATGCTTCAATTGCAGTATTTAGTTGTGAAAAATCTTGAAATACTGCAGCTCTACGATCATCGTGTGAAACTAGTAAAGTAGTTTCTAACCTTTTAAGTCTAGCAGCGTCATCAGATATAATGGCTTTAGCCCCAAGGGTAGACCTTAGAGAGTCTAAAGCTATGCCGGCACGTACTCTTGCATCTGCGTTAGGAGCCTGGGCTAAAAACACATCTGTGCTAGTAGCCATATAGATATCAAGGTCATTAGCTATATCTGCATTAGCTGTCTTTTTGCGTTCTACATAATTATTAGTCCACTCTTTACGGGCAGCAGCAGCAGTTTTTCCTACAAATATATCAGCGTTTTCTTTCGCCTTTTTATCCATGTAGTCTATGGCAAAGTCGCTAATTTCTTCGCCTACCTTAACCATAGACCTGCCCCCCATTGCACCAAAGGTATCTGGAGTAGCACGAGGAGTAGGGACAGACCCTGGGCCTGGAATTGTTACTGTACCACCGGGGCGATATTCTGGAATAACAGGCATTTTAAATTCCTTATTATATCTTACTATATGCTAACCCGGCCTTGCCAGCGCCCGTTAGTAGCGTTGAACCAGCGCCAACCATACCTGCTTGAGCAGCTTGTTGACCTGTTAGTTGTGAAAGTTCTGCTTGTGACTCATACCCGGTTGCGCCTACTTCACCACCATATATAATAGCTTGAGCGTCAAGCTCGCCAGCTTCTGCCGTAGCCTCTAGCACCTCTAATGGCGTACCTTCTAACGCTACGCCACCTTTTGCAAATCCTGATCGTTGTCGCGCTAGGAGTGTTTCTACTTCTGACCGCTTTCGTCTAGCGTCAAAGTCCGCTTTTTGACGCGCTGCGATTGCCTGATTGCGTTGAATAGCAGCGTTATAAGCAGCAGACTTTTTAGCAGCTTGACCTTGCTGATACATACCATATGCCGATACAGCAGACCCACTAACTGCTGAAACTAATGCTGCTGTTGCCAGTGCCTCTGGGCCTAAACACATATTACCACCTACTCGTTTGTCTTAACATGCATAACTATGGCTAATATAGTCATTGGTAAAGGTTGATCTTGTGTGATTTTTACTCTACCTTCAGTCTCATACCCTTTTGGAAAAGCTACTTTTTTCTCACCTGTAAACAAAGCGGGAGGTCTGTCCATTAAATCGGAGCTATCCCTAAAAGGTACTATGTCTAAATCCCCACTTTCAGAACCAACTTTAACACCTAGAGAACGATAAAATCTAACAAATACCTCATGTATTCTTTTTGTTCGACTTTGTGCGGTTCCATCATTAGCTGCAGCTTCTAAATTCATGGTTACAAGAGTACTAGTATAAGGTAGCCCCATATGCACTATGCTTGCTCTGGTAGATAACGTGATCGATCCAGACGATACCGTTTGGTTTGCTTGCACTGCCCCATTGCCAAGCACAGAAAGAGACTGCCCTTCTAAGTGATCTAACCCACTAATAGTACTAACAGCTTCTCGCGCTTTACCGCCAGATACATACGTTGTAAACGCACTACCATCAGTATTTAAATGTATATCACCACCACTTGTAAAAGTACCATATCCGGAGGAGTCAACACCAATAGAAAAAGTGTCGTCAGATATTTTTGTAACCGTATATCCATTGCCATTAAGTTGAGTCATACCGCCTACATTTAGAAACCCTATCTCATCGCCGGTTGATAGTCCATGAGAAGCAGAGGTTATTACGCATGGATTTGCTTTGGTAGCGGCAGTTACTGTTGTTTTAGACTGAGCCATTATTTCAAAAGTATTTGTAGTTGACTCTATTACTACAAAACGTTTGTTATTTAATTCAATCATCCCCTCTATATTACGTATGTCTACTAAATCCCCGTCAGAAAACCCATGCGAGGATGATGTTATCACAACAGGTTTCGCTTTAGTAGCAGCAGTAATAGTCTTAGGAGAATCTAGGGTAAGCCCACTGTCTACAAAAAACGCATCTTCTTGAGAATCTTCTACTTCTAGCCCTGGTTGCAATATTTCAATGTACCTATAGGTATTACCGTTTACAAGACGTTTAACCGACAACCATAATTGATCCCTACCAGCACCATCCGTAGCGGTTGTAGGAATAACAGCGATAGACTCAACTTGAGCTTTTGTACCGGCTGCATCTGACACACCGCCTATAGTATGAGAATGCCAAGCTACTACCTCTTGATCTCTTTGATACGTTAACCCTAATAATGTACCATCTGTTAGACAAGCCCATAAAATAGAATCTGGTTCCTGTTGATACGCGATTTGGACCATACCTGTCGATGTAATGTGCTCTGCAAGCAAAGTTAAATCTGGGGCAACGTATGTATCAGATTCAAAACGATACACAAACTCCCTTATTTTACGTTTAGCACGTTGAACAAATAGCACAACATTAGACACGCGCAAAGCTGAAATAGCCGCAGACCCATATGTAGTTTGTCGTATAACCCTAATATTAGTTGGAGTTAAAGCTTCATCTTGACTAGAAGCAGACACTACAAATTCGCCGCCTACAGTGCCAACAACCAACACCAAACCGGGGTTAAGCCAACGAATAACATTTACTTGGTCTGTTGCAATTGTATACACCATAGGGTCATCGGCGGCAGTCCCAGGAGTGTGATTTGTATAATCTCCACTTGCACTAAACACCATTAATTGTGGAAAATCATTTGACCCACCAAATACTAATCGTTGTTCATAAAAAGCAACTGTGCTTGGTTGGTTATTAGTATAATAATATCCTAATCGCCAAGTTGTAACTCCTGACGTTCCTCCAGAATTTACCCCTGTAACTGTAGCAGTAACATGAGTAGTATCGGTAAAAGCTGTAACTTTTAAATAAGTAGTTGTTCCACTATGTGTATAACGTATTAACCTGCCAACATCTGCTGCTCTAAACCCCGCATCATCATTTATACCTGTAACTGCAGATGCTGTAACCGTAACTGAGCCAGAGGTGCCTGATAAAGCAAGAGTAGTATCCGTAGTATTTTCAGCTAGGTAAGGCCCATCAATAAACTCATACTCTGTAACAGTCCATGACGTATGGCCTGTTCGTGATACTTGCCTAGGAGAATAGTTTGGATGCACTACGTATAAAATGTCAGCAGATTGAGTAAAAGATAATTCAAATAAATCATCTTTGTCCCAAGGCGTAGTTACAGTATATACTCTTTCAGCCGTGCCACCTGAACTATATGCGGTAAAAGCAGAAGAATTTACATTGTTACCATCTAAATCAGTTAACTGAAATGTATTTGTAGTTTTGCCGGCAACTATATAGTAAGAGCCGTTTACTTCTGTCATTCCTACAACAGCAGAAACATACACCCAATCCCCATTACTATACCCATGAGAATTACTGGTTACTACTGCTGGGTTAGCTTGGGTAATACCGGTAATAGTTTTAGCGGCTTCTAAAATAGCTCCATTATCTCTATAGAAACGAACGTACTCATCTCCAAATTCTAATACATAAGCTTGGGTAGTACTAAATTCAAAAGGTACCAACCTAACTTTATCAGCCGCCGTTTTTGTTTGAGTTATAAATTTGGTGCCACCTCTTCTTTGAGTGCCCCCGTGAGGGAATACAAACATATTATTTAATGTTTTAGACCCATTTTGATATTTAGAAAGATCAATGCGAGCGTCTAAACGAGGCGAAAGCTCCCCGGCAGTGAAATTAGTTTGAATGTATTTTGTACGAGCCATTAATTTTCAAATGGATAAGGAGAATTGTAAGCAACTCTTGAGTCTAACCATGTAGAAGCTTCTAAAAACTCTGGGTTGCCTTCGGTAGCATCAGCTGTCCTTGCTTCTCGTAACTTACGCTGATACCTTTGCTCCATAAAGTCAGATAGATTAACGTTATCAGCTAACGGAATAGCTAACTCAGCAGCTATACGAGCAGCTAACGTTTCGATAAATAATTCATCAAATTGGCCAGGGTCTTCTATTTGAGCAATGTACCGTATCTTAACAGTATCTGCATCACATACTAAAAACTTGCCCTCAATTTTCCAACTAACGTCATTAAGTAGATTACAGTCTATGATTCGTAAAAAGTCGTCTGGCAAAGCATATTTTGCTGTAAATCTATACTCTGGAGCAATTGTACTCTGAGCTAGTGAAGCTCGTTTTACAGCAAAATTCCAAGTATGTGAACGTAGAACTACATTACGTAGACGAGCAAAGTGTAAATTAGATAAACGACCAGCCTTGCTGTCTTCAGTCAAGGCTGTAATAGGGTCTTCACCTAATTTTGTTAAAGCTAAATTGCATATTTCAACGTTTGAAGTAGCTAAAGCCATGTAGCACCCTCCTATAGATATGGGGGAAAGGCACTAACCCTTCCCCCATGCTCTATTAGTCGACCACGTAGGTAATCAAAAACGAAAGATCACCAGCAGTATCACCAGCAGCATCGGTTTCAATGCCAATAAGATAATGCCCACCTGGGTCGCTGCTGTCACCAGCATCTTGCCAGACTTTTTGGCCCATTAGGTTGATGTTTCGTGCTTCAAAAGCTACCTCGGTACCTACCGTTACCGCAGCACGAAGATCAGTTGTTGCACTAGCATAGCAATCAACATCTTTCGCCGTAACGTTGCCGTCGTCCGTGTAAAGACCAACATGCATAGTTACAGTTGAGCCAGAGTCAAGATCATCGTTGAAAATCTTGATCGACACAACAGCTGCGTTAGTTGGGATTGGAGCCAACATAACCGTATCACCTGCGGACAGGTCACCCGCCGCAAGAGCAATTGTGCCGCAAGCTACACGCATTGATCCGTGTAGCTCCTGTGCTGCAGCTGGTACGCCCGTAGCAGAAATAAAGTTCGAAACGAGGGTTGTGTTAACGTTCGCCATCAGTCATCCCTCCTTAGCTCGGGTCGCATTCAATATAGCCAACTTTTTTCTCTTCCATGCGAGTTGCCCCGATAGCCATAGAATAGAAAACCTGAGTGGCATAGTTTTTGTCGTCACGCTCGCTGATTCGCGCAACTGGTTCGGCCCCAATACCAAGTTTGATGCCTGATTTGGCATAAAACAGCACTTTGTGATCAGAGTTACTATCAACTCCGATACGCTCTGACCGAATAAAGTTAAATCCCATAAAGGTATTAACTTCTCCTTGAACAAGAGCTTTGACGGTATTAAAGTCGCTGCTCGTGATCTCAGTTTCTGCAAGCAAATTATTCATTTGCTTAGCATTTAGGACGACGTACCTGTCCATGTCATCAACTTCGTTAGCATCGAGCTTTTCTTTTGCGGCACGAAGTTTACCTACATTAAGACCAGTATCTGCGGCAGGGCTAATGCCAACTTGAACATCAACAACCATACCGGATGTGTCAAATGCAGTGCTAGTAGACCCATCTACTCCGGTAAAAGCTGTAGCGTCTGCTGCGGTGATGATAACGTCGTCCATTGCACGACCCATCGCGTTAGAAGCAGCTTCAGCATACGGAGAGGTAGGATCAATAAGCATACGCACTTGGTCTTCGCGATCAATAAGGTCGGCCCAATCATAATCGATTAGACTTACCCGACGTCTCGCATGAGGGGTGTCCATTCTAGGAGTGTCAGAATGGCGGCTAGCGCGAACTCTGGCAGAAGTACTACCAATTTGCTCAAAGAACGCATTTTTGCCTGTAACAGTCTCGACAGATACAGAGGAACGAAGACGCGAACCCTTTTGTTGGGCCAAGTGTTCAACGTTTCCACGGTACTGCTCGACAAAGGCTGTAGTAATCTCAAGGCTCATTTGTCATTTCCCGTTTTGAAAGTTTTCACTAGTCCATTGAGGGTATCGGAAGTCCGGCCTCTTTGGAGTGGGCTATACGGGCGAATATTTATTCGGTGTCCGTTTTACGCCACTTTCGCAAGGATTATAACCTATTAAGCAACCACGTGTCAATTATTCTGATGCCTCTTTTAATTGAATTAACTCGTGAACCTTAGCTACCAATTTAGGTCTTTCAAGAGAATCAGCGTCCCAATAAGCAGGATTTGCCATAACAGCGCTAATATCGTTGTCTATTTGAGCTACAGTAGGTTGTGTAGACTCGACTCCCATAATTTGGCCATCTTCCATCATACCTTCAGCAATCTTTGCAAAAGCTCGAATCATATGTGGATTGTTCCCTAATTGAGTCTTTTCAAGATAATCTACAAACTCAGGCGAAGCAAATTGACTTAACGCAGCTTGGGACTGCGTAATTTTTTCTTCATACGCAGGCCCCCACTCTTTTTTTAGTTCGTACTCGGCTTGTTGCTCAAGCTCAACAGCTTGTTCTTCAAGCTGTTTTGCATTATTAACGTTACCTTCCATATACCATGTATATAGTCCGTCTGCTTGTTGACTAGTAAGACCAAGCTTATGAGCGCTTTCTTTAAAAGACTCAACCCTACCTTCAACGTAGCCCTGTAGCCCCTCAGGAACTTCAGCCGCATACGTAAATTTATACCCTTCGTGACTCTCTGGTCGTCCCATATCGTTATAAAAATCATTCCACTCATCATCACTTGAGGGTTTTACTAATTTGTCTTTTCCAAGCATTGATGAAGCGTTAATATACCCTTTTGCAAGATTTTCTACAGAAGTATACTTTTTAAGAGATGCATGATCTCGCACTTCCTCTGATAAGGATTGCTTCCAATCATCAGGAGTTGTTTCAACAGGTGCACTTTCAACAACGGGTGCGGGTGCTTCTTCTACGGCTGTTTCTTCTACGGGTGCTTCTTCACTCATCTTTGTTCTCCTCTACATTACTGGCAAGTTGTAAAAAATCGTCTGGCCGATAATGTAAAACAGACATTATCTCAAGAACCGCATTTCTGCGCCCTTCATTAAAAGCAGATTGAATTGCATCTACAGAAAAGGTAGGTTCTAGTATGTGGTTTGCGCGTATTAAATAATTTAATACACGTTTACCCTCTTCGCTGCCGAAAGTTATTTTAAAATCACGTTTCCGCTGCTGTAGCTTGGTTAAGGACATCTACTGCTGGGGCCGCCTTATTAAGGACATTTGCACCTTGTTCAACCATAGCCATCTGTTGCGCCATTTGCGCTTGTTGTTGCTCAGCTGATCGACGGTCCGCCGTTTCCTGCCGTGACTCTAGAATTGACATTGGTATGCCAAATAAGTCTGAAAGCCACCGCATCGTGTCCTCACCTTTAAATACACGTCCGGACTCAGGTTGCATTTGAATTACTGTTGATCCGATCTCAAATACTCGCAAAAGACTGTTAGCCTCAACTTGTCTCTGTGCACGAGCTAAGGGAGATACGAATTCTATTGTGTAACTTTGATCTTGTAGCTCTTCTGGAATTGGTGGTAGCTTATTTTGTCTGCCTAATAGGCCAAATACTCTATTAATCAATGGTGAAAGCAACTCACTTTGAAGCCTTCCCATTACTGGCCCAAGTAACCGTAATTTTTCTTCCGTTCTTTGTAATACTTCTGTAGCCGTCATTTGAGGACCTTGTTGAAGTGACAATTGGTCCAGGAAAAACCCTTCACGAATTCGTAAACGCACATCTTGCATCATCTCAAGGCCGATAGGGATATTACCCCCTGTAGCTAAAGGCTGAATTGGGTCAGATCCCGATCTACGGTAATTAAGACCGCCAGGAATTGTACGCACTGGTAGCATAACACTGTCGTCTTCAAGCTGTAAAGGAGGGTCAACTATCTTTTGCGCTGCTTTTAATATAGTCTTGCTCATCTGTTGAAGCATTTTAACATCTGGCAATGTAGCCATTCCAGGACCACGCCCATAAACTTCACCACTAGCTTTAGACCATCGTGGGGCTAAAATAGGAGATTCCTCAAACCCGCCTTCATCAAGTATCATTTCAGATTTACACAATACATACACAGAGGCAATGGGTTTATTTTGTCGAGTTTTTTTACGTTTATCATAATCATATCTAGGAAAGATAGCATGAATAATTTCAAACTTGTCTTCGAGTTTGTCATTATTATAACACTCTAACACTTCTTTACCAACGTCATCTTCTTTATCACCAAATTTTTGAACAATTTGCCTAACCGAAAGTTCAAATTTGCGATAAAGAGTATCAATTCGACCATCAGAATTTTCAGACACATAACACTCTTTTAATGGTAAAGCTGTAAACATAAGGTCTTTAGTCTGATCGCTTTCACCAATAAACATTACCGCTGTGCCAAATGCAGATAAGTCTAAGTACAGTTCATGTATGTGGCTTGAAAAGCTAGATTCAGAAGACGACAGTTCTTCATATATAATACGTTCTACACTTTCAAGCCACATTTTAACCGCTGCTTCTTGGTTTAAAGCCTGATTAGATAAACGCAGGGTAAACCATTTAGATGCAGGATTAGTCATCATACCATGCAAACCTGCCGCTAGAAGCTCATTAGCAATTATACCTGTACTGTCAATTGCTTTAAGATTTCGTTTATCGCCGGGTGTACGTGATCCTACAATATCAGTACGGCGGGGCAAAATTACTTCAGCAACTTCTTGCCAATGATGCTCCCAATTACGTCTGTCACTACGTAATTCTTCGTATCTTTTTATATAAGATTGTGCATCTGTTGGCATACACTTATCCTCTAATTAGAGACTAATTTACCGCCTAAGCGTCTATAACTAGACCGAACACCAGCAGGTTTAGCACGTTGTGCTTCTCTAAAGGACTGATCGGGTTCTATCGGCACAAAAGCTTCATTAATATCTGGCGTGGCTGGGTCATCCGCCTTAAACGTGCCATCAGCTTTTTTTGCCCTTGTACGTCTACGAGCGGGTTCTTTTTTAGTAGACGTTTTTTTCGGTGCTTTTGCCATTATTTTTTACCCGTTTTTTTCTTAGCAATAGCTTTCTTAACGCTGGCTGGCATACTACTTTTGCCACTTTTTTTCATACCAGATTTTCCTTTTCCATAATGTCCAGGCATCTTAACTATCCTTTCTTTTTAGATGAACGTTTTTTACCAGCTTTTCTCATTGCAATTGCAATTGCTTGATCGCGTTTATACCCTTCAGTAAGAAGAGTACTAACATTTTTTCGAATCGTCTTACGCGATGATCCTTTCATTAAGGGCATATTATGACCCTAATTTTTCATCATTTCGTGATCCAGTAAGTAAAGTTCCTGGTGATCGTGAACTGAATATACTGCCATGAGATCGTAGTCCCAAAGCCCTTAACCCACCTATTACAAAACCGCCCGGTAGTGCAGCTTGAGCGGCTGCTGCAGCTTTCTCACCCGGTGAAGACAATGTAGATGCAGGGTTAAAGGCGATATCTAAAGCCTCTGAAGTAGATAAACCACTATGACCGGCTTCACTTACAGGACCTTTTTGTTCCGTAGTGTGAAACGTATCAACTTCTGATTCACGCTCGATGGTGTTCATATCGTCTGTGCCACCATTAGAACCGCTGCACATTACGCACCCAATACTTGTTTGCCTTGAGTTCGCTCTTCTCCAACGCCCATACCGCCAGTTAGAATGGTCGAGCTACGCCCTGCGGCGGCTATCCGCTTTTTCCTTTCGTTTTCCCGAGCAGCCTTTACTTCTGGGTCGGCAACGGTAGGAGGCGGAGGAGGGGGCGGTGGTGGTTCTATGTTAGGTTGTGAAAAACACACTAACCGATCTCCTTTTCCATAATCACAGCAGTAGTGCTGTAATCTAGTCTAGAAAGAAAACACGAAACGCTTTCGGTGTCAATACCTGAGCTTAGACTAATAGTGGTACTCTTTGCCCCACATAATTTTGCCCATTCTTCCGATGCTTTTATAAGTCTATACGCTGCAGGGCCTTTTCTATGATGAGGATGTACAAAAAGTACTGTATCATACACTTTAAGATCATCAGAATACCATAAAGAGGATATATACCCTGCCCACATACCTATTATACTGTCGTCTTTTTCATATACAAAACACGCAATAGTAGGTTTGGTTAAAGCAGCAATACACATTTTTTTCCATTTATCAATATTTACCCTATATTTACTAAAGTAAGCCGACTCTTGGTGCATAATCTGGCCAAGTTGAAGTAACTGAGCTTCATCGCCAACACGCATTTCTCTTACCATGGCCAATAATCCAAATCACTAGCTACAGCCTCATGATTGTGAGTAGACGTAGTAAACATATCATAGTCTGAAACAGCCATAGAAGGTCTGCGCCTATGCTCCACTCCGTCACGAATAGAAGTAGCTAAATATCTAAAAGCATCACTTGCGTGACTTGTCCAATCATGATGAGGACGCTGCATAAATGTTTGGGTTTTATCATTAAATTGAGTGCGATATTGTCTTAACGCCTCTATCCCCTTATTACATTTATCTTTATCGAACCAACACCGGGGCAGTATCGCCCGTACGGCATTAATACCATCGTCTATCGGTATTTTCGGAACCACTCTCCCTCGTATCCCCAATCCGCGCAACATTTCAAGCCTGGATCGTCCAGAGGACAATTCCTTAACTTTGATATCATGTGGTAAATAATGATCCGCATATATATAATCACGCTCTTTAAGTATCTTAACATAGTGATCCAAACCTGCCCCACTATTCTCATAAAAGTCAATAAGGCGTATTTCACGGTCAGCCACTTGCGCAAACCATATAGCCGTACTGTCATCAATACCCAAATCCCACGCCGTATGCACTTCAAGAGTTGGCTCATAAGGCACAGACGTAATTCTTCCAGCAAGGGTAGCCGATTCCATAAGCCTACCATAGTATGCACCCCTAATAGCAGCTTCCCAAGAACACTCATATTCTTGCGCATACTCTTCCTCCGTCATTTCAGACTGTGCAGACAGTAATTCGCCTTCGTCTACGTAACCAGTCTCACTAGCTTTAAACATATGCGCAGACCAATTGTCCTTACCCGTGTCGGCGGCATCGAAAAGTTCAAAGAAAGCATTTTTACCCTTAGGAGTGCCAATAAATCTAGCTTTACCCAGTCGATCAGATAATGCGGGGCGCAACACCTCGGTCCACATCTTAGGGTTCATTTGCGCGTATTCGTCCATTACGGCAATATCGGCGTAAATTCCTCTAACGGAATCAGGGTTATCTGCACCGATAAGATAAAAACGACAATCGCCAAGAAAATCAATGCGCAACTCAGATTCATTTACTTTGTAATCCGGCAGTTTTTCACAATAGAACTTAGCATAGTCCCAGGCGATTTGTTTAGCTTGTCGATACAAAGGAGCTACATATATGCCTCGTGGTCTTTGTAATCCTCTTATTTTGCGCTCTACTACTTCTTTTACCGCATCATTTATCGACCATACTGTTTTCCCGAATCTCCGGTGACACGCTATCACCGCAAACCTCGCTGACTGTTCGTGAAGTGTCTTCTGCAAGGGCCTGGGTCGATACGGTATCGTTATTTTCATGGTCGATTATCTCTCCAAAAGCTCCATCAGTTATCCAACCGATTTGTAAATTTCCATCCGTTTTAGTCTCAATAGGGGCGTCTATACCTAACATTTTTGCACGGCGGTCCATCGTCTTTAATATAAATTCTGCTGCCTTAATATCGCCATCTTTAGCAGGGTCCCAATACGACTGATGTAACTCATCTAGCCTTTCTAGGTCCATTTGCCGTGCAACTGCTGCTTCATCTTCTACATGTAATGCGCGGTATGCGGTTTCGAGAGCACTAGATATAGCTGAAGCGCTAGAATCTAATGATTCTGCAATTTCTGAAACCGTCATTCCTTGACGCCTATATCGCATTATAAGGCGTTGACGTTCGGTAACAATTGTTTTTTCTGACATGGGCTATAGTGTACCAGCAGGGGGAAGTACTGTCAAGTAGTATAACTTGTCAAGTAATGTTTAGAATAAATATGCTAGCTTTTCGGGTCCCATCATATTGCTGTGTCGTGGCGTCGTCTTGGGGGTGGGGGCTGTTCCGCCTTCCGTCGCGCGTTCTTTTCTTTCCGTCGCGCGTTCCGCCTTCCGCCTTTTGTTGTGTCGCGTTCCGCCTTTCGTTGTGTCGCGTTCCGCCTTTCGTTGTGTCGCGTTCCGCCTTCTGCCTTCTGCCTTCTGCCTCGTGTGCCTTGCTTCTTTCTGTTTTGTTTCCTTCTGCCGGTG